CCACCAGCTGTAAAACGGCGTAGGTTCTATTCTGCTTTGACTATCGCTGCTTAACTTCAAAATCCTTGCGGTTAATGTGTCAAGTGTTATTGACAATTTCATTGTCCGTATGCGTTGCGAGAACATACTTGTATTTTCCCTGAAAGAGTTCGTCGCAAAGCATCAGTCCAGCCTGATGTACCTGTTCCGCTGTTGCTTCATTCGGTGCAAAACTCTGTATGATATGATAACTCAGAACACTCCCTATATTTCTTCCCATGCTTCTCAGCTTGCTGAACTCGTTAGAAATCTCAGCTGCATTTCCCCAGCAACCGTATCGGGTAACATATGCTGCTTTATCAGGATTCATAATATACTTGATGGATTTAGCTTCTGTAACTCGGATTAGATGGATTGAAGTTGTTGCCATATCTCAGTCACTCCCTTCTGCAACTCATAAAGTTCCTGTTTGTAAATACGGCTTGTGGAGTTCACTCTGTGTGCAATCTGATTGATATTGTTTGCCACACGCATAACCGCCTGACGTATTTTTTTCAGTTCCTCATGGTCGTATTCGAGATAGATTCCATTCACAACCTGCTGACGAAGATATGCACTGACAGAGGACATTCCTGACAACGCAAAACGTTTTTCAAGCACTTTCGCTTCTGATTCTGTCAGCCTGATGACATACCGTTTGTCCACTTTTTCTGTTTTCATTTTGTTTTGATTTCTCCTTATCGTTGACACCATCAGGTGTTTATTCAGAGGGTCTTAGGGATTCTTCCCTAACAAGCGGATGATTGGCAGGCGGTCATTTTCTGACCGTTCGTGCCACATCATCGTTGCTTGCTACTCCAGATCAGCTGTGTCAGCCCATTCTCTTTTCTGTATCACTTTTCCTCTCATATATCACGTAATTTTTGGAGAGAAACGCAACCGGTTTTCTGCTGTAAATTCAATTGTTTATTGAATATTTACACTTTTCGTTCATTTTCACATTCAACTACAGGTTTTTCTGAATGCAAATATGTTACAATATCCGCAGCATAAATTTATGGAAAGATTGGATATAACATTGAACGTTCAAATATGATTGTGAATACCGGTATTCATGATTCAGGAAGGAGTTCTGAACATGGATTTTACAGACAAATTGGATATACTCTATGCCCGCCGTTCCAGCGAGGATGGCAAAGATGGTGAGAGTATTGAAAATCAGGTTGCACTGCTCAAGCAGTATGCAGCCGACAAAGGGTACTATAACATTAAAGTTGTCACAGATGACGGATATACAGGTACGAACTTTAACAGACCCGGCTTTCAGGAAGCCTTTGCTCTCATTCAGCACAGACGTGTTGGACGCTTTATCGTAAAAGATCTGTCCCGTCTTGGCAGAAATACAATTGAGGTTGGTCAATACATTGGCGTAATTTTTCCACGTTTCGGTGTAGAATTTATCTCCGTACATGACGGACCGGAATCCAGTGATCCTGACAGCTTGGTAACGCAGTTCAAAAACATCATGAACGAGTACTACGCAAAGGATATTTCGGATAAGCAAAAGCTTTCGCTTCAGGCAAGAAGCAACAGCGGCAGACACATTGCTTCGACACCTACATACGGATATAAGCTTGATCCGAATGACCGTCACCATTGGATCATTGATGAACCTGCCGCAGAAGTGGTAAGACTTGTTTTCAAATACTACAACGAAGGTATGCAAGTATCAGAGATTGCACGCAGGCTGGAAAATGCAAAATATCCTGCACCGTCCTATTATCGTCATCGTGTTGTAAAAGGTTCCAGAACAGAAAAGAATCCCTATCACTGGACAGGCAGCAGTGTAACGGCTATTTTGAAACGCCAGGAATACGTTGGTGATACAGTGAATTTCAAAACGTATCATACAAGTTTTAAAGATAAACAAGTACATTATCGTGATGAAGAAAGTTTTACTATTATTCCTGATACACAGGAAGCTATCATTTCCCGTGAAGAATATGAAAAGGCAAAGAAACGCCGCAAATCCACTAGACGTGTGATTCAAACCAGAGAGAAACACCTGCTGGACGATATGGTGTACTGTGAAGATTGCGGCAAGAAGATGTATCTGAATTTCCGCAAATACGCAGGTGGAAACTGCTATGTGTATATCTGCGACAGTTATCGCAAAAAGAAAGGCTGCACTGCCCATTACATACAGGAAACGGAAGTAATTACATCTGTTCTATATGATGTACGTAGAATTTTCGATATGTACAGGTTAGATAAAAACGAGTGCAGACGTACTCTGGTCAGGTGGATCTGCCAGCGGAATGAAAGGGAAATTCGAGATATCAATGCACGCATCAAAACCATTACCGACAGACTTCAAACGATCAATCAAACGGAACAGGCTCTCTTTGAACAGAAACTACAAGATGAAATTTCTCAGGAAACCTTTACAAATATAACGGTCAGCATGAATGCGGAATCAGAATCACTTAAAAACGAGTACGGCAAGCTTTTGATCCTACTTGACAAAGCAGAGGCATTTGCTGATACGGAGATTACCAAAGATGACAGATACATTTTAGAGCAACTGGTGGAAAAAGTAACGATTCAGGAAATCGAAACAACTGATATTTACAACAAGCCTGCAACAAAAGTCAAAGTGTTGGTTTATTTCGTGGATATCGGACAGATCTGAATGGCTGCACATCAGTAACAAGTGCGACGATACGGCGACGATGCGTTAAAACTTCGGCGACAATGTTCCCATAACTATTGAAAAAAGTCCTCCTGTGCGCTATTCTTAATAGTAAGTAATGCACAGGAGGACTTTGATTTATGTATGATAAAATCACAGCATTGTACTGCCGTTATTCGCACGATGACGGGCAGAAAGAAGAAAATGCAAGTATCACACATCAAAAAGCTTTGCTGAAAGAATATGCGGAAAATAACGGCTATTCCAATCTTCGCTATTATACCGATGACGGTTATACAGGTACAGATTTTAACAGACCGAATTTTCAGAGAATGATGGAGGACGTAGAAAACGGTATTGTCCAAACAATCCTTGTAAAGGATATGAGCCGGTTCGGACGAAACTATATTCTTGTCGGTCAGTATGTGGAACTTGTCCTGCCACAGCATCATGTCAGAGTGATCGGTGTAACCGACAACTATGATTCCTATGATACGGAAAACGACTTGTTTGCTTTTGAAAGCATCTTCGCTGAAATGTATGCTGCCGATATTTCAAAAAAAGTTACCTATGCAAAGCATACGCTCGGTATGAGCGGAATCAAGCTGAAATCACGTCCGCTTTACGGTTATAGGTTGGTCGATGGGGATTACACGCAATGGGAAATTGATACAGAATCCGCCGAAATTGTGCGAATGATCTTTGATATGTTTCTCAATCAGGATATGTCTGTCAATGCTATTGCAAAGTATCTGCGTACCAATAAAATTCCTACGCCCAGTGCGTATATGGGATACAAATACACAAAGGTCAACCGTCCTTATGACTGGTCTTTTCCAATCGTCAGCCGAATTCTAAAATTTCAGGAATACTGTGGTGATACGGTAAATTTCAAAACTAGGCAGATTTCCTACAAAGTAAAAAAACGATTGCCAATCCCCAAAGAAGATTGGGTGATCTTTCAGAATCAGCACCCTGCCATTATCAGTCGTGAAGATTTTGAGAAAGCGCAGGAAAAGCTGAAAAACATATCCGAAAATGCGTTTTCGCAGCCCAAAGCAACAAGGAATGATACTCTTTTCAGGCAGAAACTTTTTTGTGCTATGTGCGGTAAAAAAATGTATTGCAGCAGTACGAAAGGAAAGCTATATTTTCAGTGTCAGGCATATCAGAAGTATGACAGCTGTACCTCTAATCATATCACAGAAAATGATTTGAAAAGAGTTGTCCTGGATTATCTGTATCGGCTATATTTTGCTGTCAAAACCGATAGAAATGCTGTCATTTCAAAACTTGGATTGGATACAATCACGGAGATTGAAGATCAAATTAGAGCTGCTGAAAACCGAGCAGATGAAATCAATCATCTTTTGAAAGAGATTTACGAGAAAAAATTCCAAAACATCATTACGGATTCAGAATTCAAGAGCCGATCAGAAGCGTTAAGCCGTGAAAAGAACGATTTACTTCATTTTCTTGCAGATTTGACAGCGAAAAAGTCTATACGAAGCAAAGAAAAAGGATCAGTGATAAAAATTCTTGATAAAATTTCAAGTTATTCAGAATCTGACTTTGATGTGCTGACACAAGAAATGGTTAATGCACTGATTGAGAAAATCGTAATTGGCAAGCCCATGGGACAGCGTGAAAAGAATTACGGCAAACGAATGATTGACATTTATATATACGAACTTGGCAATCTTTCAGAATTGATCGATGTCAGATTTAAGCCATATTCAGTGCGTATCAAGGAAATCGCTCCGCAATTATTATTGGAAAGGCGATGCGATACTGCAAATGTCATCGAAGCATTGGCAACTAAGCGTGGAAGTCTGGAAAATGCTCTTGCGGAAGAAGGAGCAAATTTTCAGACTGTCATCGTGGAAGTTCGTAAGAAAATTTTGATTGACGCTATCAGAAACGGACTTACGATCAAAGAAATCTATCCTTTGTTGGGTTATCCTGAACCGTCTAATGTTTATTGGTTTTCTAAGCGGTTCTTGGGGATGCGTTTTAATGATTTTTATGATATGGTTAAAAATGAAACATGATAATTGCTGCACTTGAAAATGTTTATATTTTGTAACCTCTTGAAGTAGTGTATAACAGAAGAATCCTGTTACAGTGCTTTGTATATGAAACTTTTATAAAAAGAGCTAATAATCTGTGAGATATTTCATAGATTATCAGCTCTATCTTTTTGATATATTAGTTTGCAGTTGTTTTTTACTAATAAGTGACTATCAGCTGCCCATATAAAACAATATTCTATTCCAACATATCTATATATTCTTCTAAACAAATTCCTTGAGAGTAAATTTCTAAAGCAGCTTCTTTTCCAACGTATCTGTAATGCCAAGGTTCATTTATAACACCTGTTATATCTGTTTTATTTGAAGGATAACGTTTTATAAATCCATATGTATGAGCATTTTCTGCAAGCCAGTTATACACATCATCACTTGAACTTTTTGTAGTATCTGCGTTTATGTCAACTGCAATGCCAAGCTGATGTTCACTTGTTCCGGGAATTGCCACCCATTGCTCCGCAAGTCTTTTTGCTTCGGATTTTGATTTTCCATCATTTTCATATGCTTCTATTTTTTCATCCAACAGTTGTTGCTGTTCTTCCTGTGTTCTATATCCCTCTCTGACAAACAAGCCATATCCTTGCTCCCTTGCAGCATCAAACATTTCCTGTAACTCTGGATAAATTCTGGAATCAACCTTTTTTCCATTTGACAGTTCTGTAAGCTGAACCTTATAATCATCAGGAATATAATTATCACGATTTACAAGAATCAGATTCCAACCATTAGCTTCACTTGCTATATGATGTGTTGTGTTATCATAAAAAGATGTTGTAAAAGATGGATTAAGAATTTTTCCTGCTATCACACATAACATTATTATAAATAATAAGAGAAACAGTATTTTCCCTTTGTATTTTCTTCCTCTTGCAGATTGTTTCACTTATTTTATCTCCTCCTTTTGGTACACCTTGTACAGTAAGACGAAAAATCAATCATATTATCACATCAATTACTCTTCTCTTAATCTCTCAACAATGCTCTTTTTTGCAATATGTTGATAAGCGACTACCGGAACTGATACACAGATCATTGCAATCACAGCAATCAGGAAAATCATCAGTACATAAGGATAGTGAAAAACGGCATAATCCGCAATTTTTTGTGCCACCTTAGAAGAAAGATATGTGATCAGATTTCCGACTGTCAGTATGAAAAATGTGATGATACCTGTATAATACAGCCCCTCATATACCAGCATTTTATAAATTTGTTGTTTCGTCATACCGATGCTTTCCATCATTGCAAGTTCGTTTCTTCTTGCATACAAACCAACAAACATGACGTTGATAAAGTTGACGATACCAATCAGCATCAAAACAATGCTGATTCCTGCGGTTAAAATACGCATGGACAGGATCGACGATTGAAATTCTTCCAGCATCTCTGATTTTATCTCAACATATGCTTTTGACGGGATACAGATATTGTTTTGTGTCAGACTTTTTATAAGATCTCTTACAGATGGTTCATTTTCTTTGTCACAATCTACAACTATTTCCTTTACCCAGGTCCTATCGGAAAGTTCTTCTATCACATTTTTGCTGACATAAACACGCTGCGGCACGCCCACAGTTTCCCAGTTAGATCCATCTGGGAAGAAATAATCATTTATACTTAAAGAAGCCCCGATTCCAATTGTTTTTGTTTTCCCTGTTTCTGTATTTTTTAATGTTATGGTTTTTCCTATCATTTCTTTGCGGTATGTATCATTGATAAAGTCGCCGATGAAACAAATTTCCCCGTTACGAAATTTTTCAATATCGATCGGCTTTTCTGCCTGCTCGTTATATCGCTCTATAAATTCTTCATCCAGTCCGGTCACAGGCACGGAAAAGAGATTTTCTTTTTCGATGACATCTGCCAGGTTGTCTGCGGTGGAGGCTTCATCTGGATAAGAGTCATTGCCTTCCTGAAAGAACGGCATAAACGTTTCCCGGTCATACACAACATCAATATTGCCTTGGATCCCACTGAATACCGTCACATCCTCAATTTTTTCTATATCTTTCAAAAGTTTATTGGATGCTTCTGCTTTATTTTCATCAGTCTTTTTAAAATCATCGTTATCTGTAACGTTGATACTCAATGTTAAATCATCCGGAAAATAGCTGTTTGCATAGTTGCTCAAATCCATGCTTTTCAAAAAAGACTGTGTGGCAAGAAGTGCAATGATTCCGATCAAAAGAGAAAGAATTACAACAAAAGACTGTTTTTTCTCCCTGAAAATATTTCTGTAAGCCATTTTATGAAGTTTTCCGCCATCATCAGAATGATAAGACTTTGTTCTTTCACCTTTTATTCCTGTATAGTTCAATGCCTCCACAGGTGTAATATTTCCTGCAAATTTCGCCGGCTTTCGGCAACTGATGAGAATGGTAAGAACGGCAAATATAATCGTTCCGATGAAGATCAGGGGATTGAATGAAATGGTTGACGGCATCGCTGTATAAATAGCGGACGAAAACGTTTTTACAACAAATGGCATTCCGGCAAACGATACTGCAATCCCCAAAAGAATACCAATCGGTATTCCATAAACCGATATTCTCAAAGCCTGCGTTCTGACTATTTTTCTGATTTGCCTGGAAGTCGTTCCGATTGTTTTCAGCATTCCATAAAATCGGATATTGTGGTTTACAGAGATGTACATAATATTGTAAATCAACAGGTAGCCGCTGACTACGATAATAAGGCTGAGAAATAGTACAAATGCCGCTATAAAAATCGTGGTATCACTTGATTCACTTGCGGTTATCGTCTGATCTGTATTCAATGTGATTTTATCGATTTCATCAAGGAGTTTACGTTCCATAAACCGTTTTGATGACAGATACAGCGTTCCGTCTGATGCAGCAGTTTTTCCAAGTTTGTTCAAGTAGTTTTCAGAAATATAGGAATCATAGTTGTTGGTTCGGAATCCATAATCCTGAAACCAACCAGAAAGCGTAAACGTTGTTTGATTTTCATCTACCAAAAGCGTTATTGCACTGCCAATTTGCGGATTCCGGATCCCAAGCTGTTCAAGTCCTTTTTTTGATACCATTATTTCATCTGCTTTTTTCGGATAAGTTCCATGTATATCCGATAAGGCAGGTTTCAGGTTATATTTATAGTTTTCTTCATCATTATAGATAAGATTTATTGTAAAATCTTCTCCGGATATGGGCTTTGCTTGTCCTGCATTAACAGAAATTCCTGCATGATAAAGAGATGAACATTTTTTCACTTGTTCTATCAGACCATCTGTTGGATGACTTATGATAGTTCGTGCAATATTGCCTTCCTGACGAATCAGCATAGTATTCATATTCTGGGCAATTGAAATGCCAATCGTAAAAACCGTTGTAAACATAAACGTCATAAGAATAACCGCAAGAACAACGATTCTGTTTGTCGTAATGTTTTGTTTCAGCGAACGGGTGCTGATTTTTTGAATGATGCCTTTGTTATCTACTTTCAGCATATCAGTCACCACCCTTTACAATGTTGCCGTCTTCAATTCTTATTATTCTGTCAGACATCTGAGCGATAGCTTCATCATGCGTAATCATGACAATAGTCTGATTATATTTTTTTCCTGTGATCTTCAACAGACTCAACACGTCCTGACTGGTTTTGCTGTCAAGGTTTCCTGTCGGTTCGTCTGCAAGAATGATTGCTGGCTTGGTTGCCAACGCTCTTGCAATGGCAACTCGTTGTTGCTGTCCACCGGAAAGCTGATTCGGCATCGCATGGATTTTTTCCTTCAAACCGAGTGTTTCAATTATACTGTCGATATAATTTTTATCGATCTTTCCGCCGTCAAGCTGAATCGGAAAGACAATATTTTCATAAACGCTGAGAACAGGTACAAGATTATACGATTGAAATACAAATCCGATTTTTCTTCTTCTGAAGATGGTGCGGGCATCATCTTTCATTGTGAAAATATCATTTCCCTCAATTAACACATTTCCGCCAGTCGGGCTGTCCAATCCTCCAAGCAAGTGCAGGAGAGTTGATTTACCACTTCCTGAAGTTCCAATGACAGCAACAAATTCTCCCTGATCAACGGAAATATTTGCATGATTAAGTGCTATAACTTCTGTTGTTCCACTTCCATAAATTTTTGTAAGATCTTTAGTTTTTAAAACATTCATTTTTATTCCTCCCAAAAATAAAGTGCAGTAATTTTTTCTTACTGCACTTAATATACCATCTTATTCTTTCCAGAATCTTTCTGAAATCTAACAGAATTGAAAGATTTATTTTGGAAGATAAATTTCAAATATCGAACCTTCCCCCAGTTTCGACTGCAAGTGAATATAGCCACCCTGTTTCTCAATAATCTCTCTTGACAGATAAAGTCCGATTCCTGTTCCCTCCGTTTCACTTACATTAGAGCCACGGTTGAATCTTCCAAATATTTTTTCCTGTTCTTCCTCTGCAATCCCGATACCATTGTCCTGAATTGAGATACACGCAAATAGTTCATAGGATTTCACTGAAATTGTAATAGTTCCATTTTCATTGGTATATTTCACTGCATTGTCAATGATGTTGAACAAGGCTTCCACTGTCCATTTCAAATCAAAGATCGCTGTTGTGCTTTCCTTGCCGCAAATAACCGTGATATTTTTTTTCAGAGCTTTTTTCTCAGCCTGATCTACGGCTTTCGCAATCAAATTATTGATACTGTTGGATTTCGGATTGAATTGCAACGTTCCCGTTTCAAGCCGTGATGTTTTTATCAGCGACTGAATCAGAAATTCCAGTTTCAGAGCCTGTTTTTGAATCTCATCAGCAAGAAATTTTGATGTTTCATCTAAGTTTTGTTCCTGGAGCAGTTGCGTATATAGTTCAATATTAGTCAGCGGTGTTTTTGTCTGATGAGAGATGTCTGTAACAAGTTCTTTAATTTTTTCCCGCTCCAGATTGATTTTTTGACTGGATAATTTTGATGATGTCAGATATCGATACCATTTTGATTCGATAGAAGAAAGTCTGCTTTCGTCATAAGATGTTTCCGTAAATGTCCCATTGATACCATCTTCCAGCATCTGATCCAATCTGTCAAGTAATTTTTTATTATTGAACATCATTCATTTCTCCATGTGTAGCCGATACCGTATACTGTCTGGATCCTATTTCCGGCATCAAGTTTTTTTCGCAGTCGGTTCACCGTTACAGACAACGCATTTTCATCGACAAATTCCGCCCCGTTCGACCAGATACGGTCGATCAGTATCTCTCTTGTCACGACCTGATTTCGATTGAATACAAGAATCTTCAGGAGTTTTTGCTCTGTCTTACTGAGTTCAACAGGGGTGTCATTAAAAAAGAATTCCATTCGTTCAAAGTAGAAATGATAGTTTTCATCTTGATATTCTGTGGAAGAAGTTTGTTTTTTCAAAACTTTTTCAATTCTTGCACGAAGTACCATCAGACTGAATGGTTTTGTGATATAGTCGTCTGCACCAAGTTCCAACCCCATCACTTCATCTGTTTCCAGATCATTTGCAGTCAGAATCACGACCGGAACATTGGAAGTTGTTCGCAGATCTTTTAAGAATGCAAATCCGTTTCCGTCAGGAAGATTGATGTCCAGAATAATCAGATTGGTTTTTCGGTCTTTTTTGAAATCTGAAAGTTTATAGAGTTGTTCAGTGTGGTATCCGCAGCTTTTCAAGGCAAGCGATACACCGTTATTTAATGCATAGTCATCTTCTATAATTGTAATGTCAAACATATTTTTATCGATCCTTTTGTGTGTAATAGATGTAGTTTTATTATACCATATAAATCAACACTTGACAATATGAATTTGAATTTGATTAAGAGATTGATTTTCTTTATCACGTAAAGTTCCACAGACCAAAAAATATCTGACGATTTGGGAACTTGAAAAAAATGCCGATTTGCTTTTTTATTGCTTTTGTGCTATGATGATTACAGCAAATTTACCAGCCTGTCTATAGATTCGGAGATGATGATATCGACAGACCATACACTGACTTCAAAACGCTGTATGCAGTAAACGAGCAGATTAGGAAGTTGATCCGTCATCAGGAATATTCCGACAGACGTGAAAGACGAAGAAGCATCACATATCATGATAATCTTTACATTCCGCCTGATTGGGAGGATATACAGCTGCTTGCCATGCGGCAGACACTTCTGAAACTCAAAGATCTGCATTCGGATAAATTTGAAGTCTTGATCGGTTTCTATTATGGAAACTACAAAACAATCAAAGCATACGCCGTAACATACGGCATATCCAGACAGGCAATGTCCAAAAAGCTGCATAAAACTCTGGAACTGCTTCGTTTTCTGTGCTTTGAAGAACTTGAGAATCTTGAAAACTGAATATGAAGAACGCACCAAACCTGATTGCTGCAATTTTGTAACAAATTGCGACGATTCAGCAACAGTTTTTCTTTTGTGGTTGCGTTTATTCCGCTTTTGCGCTAAAATAGAAAGAGCAATTTTAAGCCTGTCAGTATAGGAGAAAACAAGTATGCAGACAGGAAAAATCACTGCTCTATATGCCCGATTTTCTTTTGACGACGGGATTGACACGGAAAGCGGAAGCATTGAGCATCAGAAAGCACTGCTTAAAAATTATGCGGAATCCAATGGTTTTACGAATCTTTCCTATTATGCAGATGACGGATATACAGGTACAAATTTCAACAGACCAGATTTTCAGCGTATGATGGATGACATCAAAAATGGCTTTGTCGAAACAGTAATTGTCAAGGATATGAGCCGACTGGGTAGAAATTATCTCATGGTCGGTCAATATGTGGAAATTGACTTTCCGAAATACCATGTACGATTTATTGCGATAAGCGATAATGTAGACTCCGCCAAGGGAATGAATGAACTGCTGCCAATCAATAATCTGATGAATGAATGGTACAGCAGGGACATTTCCAAAAAGATTCGCTCTATGATGCGACAGAAAGGCAACAGTGGTCAGCACATCACTTCAAAATTGCCGTATGGATATTACAATACACTGGAAAACAAGCAGGAGTGGCTGATCGATAAAGAAGCTGCTGAGGTAGTCAGAGAAATCTTTGAACTGTATGTTTATCACGCAATGGGAACAAAGCAGATCGCTATGCAGTTACAGGCTGAAAAACGTGTGGGAGTAGAATATCATAAGAAAATCCGTAAAGGCATTGCAGTCACTGCTGAAAATATTTACTCCTGGTGCAGTGCAACTGTGGTTTCTATTCTCAAACGACAGGAATATGTCGGAGATACAGTCAATTTTCGTACAGAGCGAACCTCTTACAAGAATAAGACTGTGATCTACAATGGAAGCGATAAAATCAAGATCTTTCCGAATACACATCCTGCAATCATTAGCCGTGAACTGTTTCAAATGGCACAGAACAAACGTGAAAAAACGATACGTCATCCGTCCAGACCGCACAAATATCTTTTTGGTGACTATCTGTATTGCATGGACTGTCACGCAAGAATGCACGGCAGACAGTGTGGCACAAAGCGTGAGAATGCTCTTTATTGTTATGAATGTGCAACCTACCGAAAAAGCAAAGGGTGTTACTTTCACGGCGTTCCTGAAAAGTATCTTGAAGATGAAGTCCTGAAGGCCATTCAGAGAATCATCAGCAAGGCAAAATCTGATCCTGATGAATTTCACAGAATCATGCAGAATCATTTAGAAAAGAAGTCTGATGATAGCAGAGCCGTTGTTTCAGCTGATCTTGAAAAAGCACAGCTTCGCATTGCCGAAATTGACAAATACATTCAGGGCTTATTTGAAGCAAAAGTCAGAGGTGAAATAGATGGAGCTTTATTTGCAAGTTTGAAAAAAACTTACGATGAAGAAAAAGAACAGCTTAACGCATTGGTTGCAGAACTCATAGGCAAACTTCATGAGAAAAATGAATCTGCAAACAAGGTCAAACTGTTGATGCAGGCAATCAAAAAGTATGATGCCGTTACAGAACTAACTCCGCAGATATTGGCTGACTTTATCGAACATATTGAAGTTGGCAAATGTCAAAACACAAGCAAAAAGTTGCCGTTTTCCAAAAGAGATAACGCAATTTCGGTGTTTTTTCGGGGTATCGGCATCTTTTAATTAGCAAAGAGAGAGTTCCCTAAGCGTATTACGACCAGTACTACATCGAGGACGATCATGAGGCGATCATCCCGAAGGATATATTCATGAGAGTGCAGGAGGAAATGGCACGTCGGTCATCCGAGCGCGATCTGAACGGAAGGCGGCAGGGATTCAGCGCAAACCACGCCTTCTCGCACATGGTGACCTGCGAGTGCTGCGGTGAGCATTTCCGCAGGCTGCACTGGAACAACCGGGGCAAGAAAACAATCGTCTGGCGATGCAAGACCAGACTAGAGGACAAGACACGCTGTATGGCACGGACAGTCAGCGAGGCCACCTTGCAGGAGGCATTTGTTGAGGCAATCAATGAGATGCTCGGCAACAGCGACGAATATCTGAAAAAGCTGGAAAGCAACCTGAAAACAGCCATTCACCTTGCAAATCCGCAATCTGCGGAAGCCCTCGCTGAAAGAATGCGGCAATTGCAGCAGGAGCTGATCGACCGGACGGAAAGCGGCACGAACTACGACGATCTGGCAGAAGAAATCCTGCGCCTGCGGGAACTTCAGGAACAGACCGTCATGGACGATGCCGCCAAAGCTGTGCACCGGGAGCGTATTCAGGAACTGCTACATTTTATCAATTCTCAGCCGCGTACCATCACAGAATTTGACGAGGCACTGGTGAAGAAGCTGCTGGAAAGCGTCAAGGTATGCGATTTATTTCTGGAGTTCCGGTTCAAGTCCGGCGTAACGATCAGCATTGAAAAATGAACAGATAGAGCAAGCCCCGCATCACTGGTTATTTTCAGTGGTGCGGGGCTGTTTTTATTCATCACAACTATGCTCTTTAAGAATTATTTTACATATTATGGTTTGTACTTTTTTAGGAATTCAGAGCTTAATTTCATTGTTCTTTTATAACATTTCTCTGAGCCAATTACTTTTCCAGTTGATGTAGAAAGATAGTTAAATTCCCAGCAGGATTTATCTTCATTATACATAAATTGGATTTTATACGTAGGCTCATCAATAACATCTTTTGTTCTATCTATATCATTTATGAAAGAAAGTTTTTCTGATGAAAGAGCTTGAAACAAAACATTAGGATCAGCAGTTCTTACCAATAGTTCTAAAATATAACCTCTGTTTTCCTTCATGACATATGTTATAGGACGATTAGAGGGCTTAATATATTTTACAACTTTTATAATTATTTGCTTAATTTTATCATACAGATTAGAGCCGTCTGATGAAAGTTTCTCTACCGTTTTGTTTACCGTTTGAGTTGCTGCTAACAATATGAATGAGTCTTTAATAAAATCTATGACAACTTCAGGATCAGGAATAAGTGATTTCCTCATAAAAGTATCTATCTCAACATCTAAATCTTTTTTGATTTGTTCTTTTATGGGGTCAAAAGCTTCATATCCAAAGTTGACAGGATCTAACTGGACGGTTAATTTTTCTATGCTTTCTGGTTCAGTATCAGCAAAAGGGCGTGAATCTGTACTAATTGATGCTTCATACAATGTTCCAAAGGCTTTGGAATCAAAGACATTAAAGTTTTCAAAAGTTTCCTGATAAATATAAGCACCATATTCTCCACCTTTAAGTGGTACTAATTCTGCCTTGTACGTTTTTCCAATGGGCATTAGTGAACTATCATGATCTAAGCCCATTGAAGGAACATACTTCCCTGTATTCAGCTTTTCTATTGCATTTTCTAGTGCCTCTTTAGTGATTCTGCAATTGTGTCTATCAACACCTGTCGTTGCACCGATTCCTTTAATTTTCATCATTCATTCCCTCCACATAATTTATATAATCCATCAATTTGGATTTCAGATGTATTCTCACTTTGTGCATCCTGCCGGCAAACATCCAAACTTCAGTATATCAATCCTCAAATAACCAAACTGTAGTGTAGCCAAATGTGCAGTATTCAGCGGCGCGAGGCTATTTCTATCTGTTAAATGTAACGTTTCCACGAGGCTTCTGAATGTATTTCTCAGAGTAATATGGTCCGTTTAAAATGAATGTACGGCTTCGTATGTCGGCAGAATAAACCAGTTTTTTCTTCGACGATGACCGTCTGATCTAACTCATACCATGCAGCTTTCCATTTTAATATCATGATGTCTTCTCTTGTTTTGGGTTTAATGGCATATGGCAACCTTTCCCCACACTCAACCCTATTTTGCAAACACCCGAATCGCAGCTTTTGGTCACTCTATTTTCTGCGATTTTGCGATATTTTTCACTATGACATTCAATCTGCACACTGAAAAATCGGAAAAAGCAGTTTTGCCTTCTCAACGGTCATGTGTTTGATTTGGCTGTCAAAAATCAAAGTGTGCAGATTGGTTGTCAGATGTGCCGTGTACGTCTTTTGGCTTTTTCACCTGTTTCCACATACAGCAAAATGAGTGTACAGGGAATATATTCAAAGCGGTCAAGTGCCGATTATCTGCGTAAATGCGTTGTTTTATGACTTCTGTTGTGACAGCAGAACTACGCACTCAACGTGCAACGAGCGGTCAGATTTGATTTCAAAATTCTAAAAAACTGCTCTTTCAAAATGCCTGTACAAGTAAAAAAGTCGGTCAAATCTCACTTTATTTCTACCCGTATGAGTAAAAAAGTCTAACCGTTGATTCATTTTATCTAATCGTGATTTAGTAAATCGTGATTTGATATAAGTTAAACAGGACATCACAAAATCACCGATAAGAATGAACACTTATTTATTACTCATAGCTTTCAAGATACTCTGCATATTGGCTTCTGATAAATATCCTTTTGGCAACTGACTTTTATTTGCTTTGTATTCAAGATTAGGACGATTCTTTGTGGAAGATACAAGTAGTGAAGTAAAAAAACGTTCCCAACTAAAATACTCCTGACAATCTATATGATCAATCGGGTTTGAGAGAATCTCTTGAATTGAACTTATATTCTTGAAAATTGCAGAACGCAGTATCAACCATTCAAAACTTTCAGGAAAGAAAAAATCAATTGTATTTACAGCAATTGCTCGATAATAAACAATATCCCGTATTTCCGAACCAAGTGCTGCAGCATCAGCAATGATAAGTACTCTTTTATTTTTATATTGATTCAGAAATCGGATAATTCTGCTTTTCCCACCGGAAGTGACGCACTCAAGCGAATGATTTTCTGTCGCCTTTTTGAAAAATTGAAATCCTGACTGACTATCCTCCACAATAACGACATCATATGGAAAATCTGAAATATCCCTTTTGGACACACCTTTATATATTTTTTCAAAAGAAGGTTTTTTGGGATTTTTCTCTCTGTTGATCTGATAAATAGAATCAATACTGTATGGAATTTGAGAAAGAGATTCCCTTGTAACAAGAACATAATAGTTATCTGAGTCCTGAATTGCTTTTGCAAATTCATATAAGTTCAATAAAGAACTGCTTTCTTCAACGAAAACAATACTTTCTTGTGTTTGCTTTAATTCAAGTTCCCAGTTGTTCCCTGCCAACACAAGACAAGGTTTCTCGCATTTTAAAGTAACTCCGCTTGATTTTCCGAATTGCGAATAGTCTCTGATCATATTGATGAGTTTCGTTTTTCCAGTTCCACTATCACCTGTCAGAATTGTGATATTTCTCTCCAAGGTGAAGTTAAAACTGACATTTCTATTTTTGACTGCAATTTTTACTTTACCCTTCATTTGTATCACCTCTCAGGTAATGTGTGGCAAGCATCAGATACTCCATCGGATCCGAAATAACCTTTCTACGTCTTTCATTGATTACTTTTATAGAAAAAGGCTCTTCAAAATGCATCACATGATGCAGACATACTTTTATATCACGCTTGTCAGCAAGTTCCAGCAAATATTTTGCACAGTTATCCCCACAATTGGAAATATTAAAAATACGCTTCGGCTGATTCTGAATTAATAAAAGCGTTTTTACACCTGCTGATAATTCGGTAGAACCAAACGTACCAAAAACATCATTCTGAATCATATCCGGTGCAACTACAATTGAACTGTCAATATCAGCAATCACTTTTTTTGCAAATGGATCCATCACCCAGTTTTTATCATATTGATTTGCGTAATAAACCTCTGTATTGTATATTTCATCAGGATGTTTTCCAAAAAAAATCTTAAGCACACCATCATCTCCTTTCAAAAAGTATTTGCAAAAAGCAGGTCATTATGCTTCCTAAATTATATCATAAGAATACTACCCTGCTGAAAACACTCTTTCAAATAATCCCTTGGCTGATAATAAAAATCGGTATTATAATTTGAAATCGCATCGCTGATCCATGATGTAAAAACTGTCATAATTTCTTTTGCTGCTATACGCTCAAAAGAGTCCTCTATTAAACGTTCATATACCGCTCCAATTGTCCAATAGTCTGGAACGGTATATTTGCAGGATGCTACATTATCAAATTTCCCGTCTGGTATATGAAGCAATTCAATATATCTGTCGGCAACAGAATCAATTACTTCACAATGCAAAATATCAGCATTCCGGTAAATACGGTCTATCGTATTTTCGCCAAGAAAATTTACAACAGCACTCCTCTTTTGACAGCATTTTCTGCCTATGAATTCAATCAGGCTGCATGTATAGAATAAAGCGGAATCATTCTTACTCATTCACTTCATATCCTTTCAAAAATTCAAGCGTTGTGAGTGCTTTTGCCGTATGAAAACTGATCTGATGCGTTGGCTTTTTAAATTTAGCAAGTTCCCAGAATGCAGCCCTTGAAATTTTACCGTCTACAAAATCCTGCACATAATTGAATATTGTATCATTCGCCATTGGTCCTTCTACAATATCATAATCATGTGGCTCGCCAAGCCGACAACTTGCAATAAAATCAAGCCATTCTTCCGTCATTTCAGGAAAAATAAGCGTTTTCAATTTTTCATTTGGTCTGTACAAATACTCGTTGATAATACCCTTTCCTGTAAATCTCGTTGCCCATCTTCTTGCCTGCTCCGGCATCATGGTGCAATAGAATCCAAAATAGAAATCTTTGTTATACTTTGCAACTCGAATTTCAGGATATTCAACAATTTGCGTACTTCCGTGATATATGATGATATCCTTCATAAATTTTTTCTCCTTGTGAGTTAAGCTATTTTTATTCAGTCTAATAGTTACTCATAAATTATAGCAATTGAACACTCTGTTCTACTTCTAAGATTAACCAAATATTTTCTTTAAATAAGGAATGATCGCATCAAATAGTTTCTTACTCCAATTAGCATGAAATTCAGCAACTTGTTTCCAGTCTGACTCATTCAACAAATTTACTCCAGTTAATTCTTTCCAAATATAAGCTCCTTTGTAAGCATCTCCCCTGTCCCAGGCAACGGTTCCTCCAATCATTTCTTCAATCTCTGTTTTGTACTTCTTGATTTCATCAAATACAGCCTTATTTTTTTCTTTCTCTTTTGTATTTATCGCAATACCTACCGATGCACGTGATTGAGCAAAATAACAATAGACACTGCATCCGGAAATCCCAAAATATCCGTGTTTCGATGCTGATTTACTTGGGCAAACATTTTTAAATGCCCCTTTTCCATGCTTTTCATGAATAAAGTCCATTGCATATGTCCAGTAACGAATATAGAATGCATCAATGTCATCAGCAGACGATTGATTATCTTTCAGATAGAAAACCAAGTCCATTGGATCTATTCCATACAAAGCAAATATTTTTCTAAGGATAGATATCTTGCGTGCTGTGCTTGTGTTTTTTTCAACGTAGATATTCTCATCGATCTTTAATGCACTTCGCAGCTCTGATTCATTTGCTCTCACACATGAGGACAATTCAGATGCATTTTTATCACTATATGCAAGCGCTGTCAGAACAGACTTATCTTTTTGATGAAGATACTTCAGAATATGCTCAAACATATCAGCCCAGCTTGAAACATTCTGCTCTGTATTTTTATATGCATATTTGATGATATCCCTACCAGTCAAGTCGTAATCATCATCGTCCAATGTGCATGAATCAAACTCTTTTTTAGCTGGAACAAAATTGGTTTCAGGGTACTTCCATATCGTTACAGCATATTTTATCATTTCCTCGTTGCGTTCTTCCAGTTCTGCAAGTCCCCATGTCTCTTTAGCTGCAATTCGCTGATTCATTCTTATTCCGCTGTGCTTATATCCAAATTCCTTTGCATCCCGTTTTTCTTCAAATGACGAATTGCTGAGATTTGGATTATAGCCTGTCAATGTCAAGTTTGCCAGACGGTGCAGCCATTCAGAATGAATTTCTTCTGCATTTACGCCTAATGTCTCATTCCACGCAGGAGTAAGATGCTGTGGCATAATATGTTCGATAGAATAAGTATTATTATCAAGATGTGTAAATACGTCTTTTGTTTCAACTGTTCCATAATTTTCAAAACGCTCAAATAAATATGACTTGTACTTGCCTGTCATTTTATACACTTGTTTTGCAGACAGTGCGGATTGGAATTCGTCATCATCCGGATATCGTCCACTCTCCTTCTTGGAAAGCAATGCGTATATAAATTTATCGACATAATGATCTGGTGTATTATCAAATTTCAGTATTTCCCGATTGAGATTCAAAAAAATCTTGTTTAATGCATTTGTCGGAACTTCGCAAATATTTCTTCGGAACAGATAGCTTTCGGTGATCAGGAATATTTGCAACAAATCATCTGTTGTAATTTTTTCATCTTGGTGTAATCTCAGTATTTCCAGGAAAAACGGACGTGTTACAGTGATATCAAGCCGTTTAAAACGATAAAGGCAATCATCTAACTTCTGATTTCCAAATTCACTTTTGCAAGTGATCAACTTCTCGTAAAACCTTGCATATCTCAGCAAATCGGAAAGAAGAGTATCAATGGGAAGACTCACGGTTTCAGCATATGACTTGAATGCTTTATATACATTGTTGATATTTGGTGTAATCTGCTGCTTGATGCTCAAATAATCTCTGATAAAAGCACTCACATGATTTTCTGTACATTTTTCAATCTTTGCCCAGTAAGTATCAAAATAATGGCTCTGATCTTTTGCCGGTAAACTCATCAAAACATAATTTCGGATCTTGTCCCCCTCATTCAGAGCAAGTCCCGTAGAATTTAAACTTTCAAATATCAGCTGTGCATTATCTTCTTTATCAAGTGTAATGCTGATAATTTCGAGCTTGTCGATCGCATGATACAAGTCGATAACAGGAACCTCTTCACGCATAATCGTATCATAGAAGAATTGATAGTTGATCGTCAGATTAGAACTCCTGTCATAGTCTTCTTCTGCCCCAAACAATCGATACAGAGCATCTCTATCACTCTTCACAGGAATTAATTTGATTCTATCATTTTCCTCTGCATATGGTGCTATGAGAAATCTCTGAGCGATCTGTTCATCCAGTCTATTCTCTTCTACGTTCACTTTTTCATTCGCAATCAGATTTTTAATTGCCAACAGCATCAATGTGATGGTAGTCAGTCTTTGCTGTCCATCAATAACATGATATACAATTTTTCCACCAATAGGAACTACTTCCGATACGATACTGCCAAAGAAATGACTTTGCCGATCATTTTTTGCAATTTTGACTAAATCATCATAAAGCTGACGGCAGTTTTCATATTTCCAATCATATTTTCTCTGATAAACCGGTATGGCAAATCGTTTGTTCATGCCATCCAAAAACCATGTAATTCTATCCTCTGAACCTTTCAATTGAATTTGCTCCCTTCATTTCCTTTATATGCCGATCTTAATAAATTCTGTTACGCCACAATCTGTACAGCATTATTCTTAACGCTTTCAATCGCCTGAATCAATGCTGTTCTTGTTTTTGTATCAAACATCTTGATAAAGCTGTACGGCTTGTCAAACGGCGGTTTCATCAGTATTTTTATATCTTCAATATAACCGTTGTTTTCAATATGATTGATCACTTTCAAGATAAATGCAATTTGTTGCTGATTGAGAGAACTGTCATTGATAAATGTCGAAAAAGCTGCCATTGCACTTTCATGGTCAAGTTTTGCAATCTTGCGGACGAGCAAACCAAAAGGTGTATCGCCATATTCCCGTTTGTAATCCTCGCTGTTGCCGAGCTCCTGCGTCAGAATTCTTTCCAGTTCCTGATAATCTTCCTGCATCAATGGGAGATTATGATTCAGCTTGTAGATGACTTCATCGTTTTTGTGTTCTTCCACATAACGATTTACCTTCTTACGATAATCTTCAAAGTCATATGCTGCATCCAAGGTTTCCCCTTCCCTTTGATTCATTACAGAATCATCAAGACTCGTGAAAATTTTTGGGCGATGTACGCCATCATTCAGAAATTGCATCAGATCACGCAGCTCTTTTCGCACATATTCCAGTGCCAGAATGTCAATATTCTTCCAGAATTCTTCTGTTTGAACATCTTTAATTTGAGTCAATTTCTTCTGAATTTGTGGAATCGTTGCTTTCTTTTCCAACGACTGTGCAGTAATGCAAAGCTGCTTTTTCAGATATGCCATTGTCGGCAGCTGATCCATATTTGCAAGCATGAGTCCATACATGAAGTTGTCAAAACGCTTTGCAAATTCATCAGTATCATAGTTTTGGATAAGAGGAGCGATCTGCCTTTCCAATTCCAGCACATTCAAATCGGATAACGCAGTCCAGTTCTCTGGCTTCTTATATTTCTCTACATATTCTGTTTTCAGGCGTACTGATACCAGATCATATGATAAATCACATACTTCATGATTACATAAAGTGACAAGTTCAGAACGAAAGTCTTGGTATTCTGTATCTGTATAATTGCTGTCCTGCATGGCAAAAATCAATCTTGTCCGCTTATAGAATATATTTTCTGTTAAGGATTTGGTTTCTGCAGATTCATAGCCGTTCTGATGTTCACGAAAATACTCGAAGTTTCCACAATAGTCGAATATCAAAAAGCGTCGTTTGTCGGTATATTCTCCTTCAATGCCGTCGATACAGGTCAGATCTTTGCAAAGTCTTGTCCCTCTTCCGATCATCTGCCAGAACTTTGTTTTGGAACGCACTTTCTTGAAAAATACCAGATTGACACAGCTTGGAACATCTACGCCTGTATCCATCATATCCACTGAAACAGCGATCACAGGCATGTCTTTTTGTTTGAAATCCTCTATAACAGTCTGGGCATAGGTATCCTCACAAGTAACACGCTGGGCAAATGTACCGTTATATTTCGGATAGAGCTGATTGAAACGTTTTACAATAAATTCTGCATGCTCTTTATTCTGAGCAAAAATGATCGTCTTGCCGAGTTTATCACCGCCTTCTACTTTGATGCCCCGCTCCATCAGATCCTGCAAAACCATATCAACTGTCTTTTCATTAAATACAAACTGATTCAGCTGTGCAGACGGGATAAAGTCCGGCATTTGTCCGTCTTCCGTGAAATCTTCCTCGTACCGTTCTTTATCTTCATCTGAAAGATCATCGTAAGTAATGCCCTCTTCCAGAAACTTGGTTTTTACTTCATAGTTATAATACGGTACAAGTACATGGTCGGTATAAACAGCGGTTTCATAATCATAAGCATAGGTCGGCACACCATTTTCCACTTCAAAAAAGTCATATGTATTGCGGTCGACTTCCGTCTTTGGCGTTGCAGTCAGTCCGACCATAATTGCATCGAAATACTCGAAAATTGCACGATATTTCTTGAAGATGCTTCTATGGCTTTCGTCCGTGATAATCAGGTCAAAATGGGCAGGTGAAAATAGCAGAATCCCGTCTTTTGTTTTCGTGCTGTCGATGGCGTTCAAAATGGTCGGATAAGTAGAAAATACGATTCTTGCGTTTTTATCGTCTTTATTGCTGCAAAGATTGCAGAGGGACATATCCGGCAGATAGTTCTTGAAATCGTCTTTTGCCTGTTTTACCAGAGCGGTTCTGTCCGCAAGAAACAGGATATTCGTTACATATCCGCCACGGCTCAGAACATCGGTCAGACTGGAGGCAGTTCTTGTTTTCCCCGTGCCGGTCGCCATAACAAGCAACGCTTTTCTGAAACCTTTTTCAATATGCTCACATACGGCACGAATCGCACCTTTCTGATAATAGCGGTCTGTGATTTTATCATCAATTGCGATATTTTGAAGATTTTTGCGGCTGTTTCGGCGATTCATCAGCTTTTCCAGATCGCCCAATGTGAAAAATCCGCTGACCTTTCGCTGCGGCGATGTCTGGTCGTCCCAGAAATAGGTTTCAAAGCCGTTGGTAGTGAACATCATCGGTCTGCGTCCGAACTTTCGTTCCAAACAGTCCGCATATAAAACAGCCTGTTTTCTGCCGATATTCGGGTCTTTGCTGGTACGCTTTGCCTCGATTACAGCAAGCGGTAAGCCATCCTTGCCGAAAAGCACGTAATCCGCATAACCTTTCTGACCGAGTACGCCATTCATGTCATTCACTTCGTATTCTTCCCAGACGTTTGCATCTGTTCCGTCAAAAATCCAGCCCATGAATTTCAAGTCCACATCAATGTATTTCTTTCGGGTTTCAAATTCGGAAATATCCACTGGCTGAAAGGTTCGGGTTTCCTGATGCTCTGTTTTATGGGCAGTCAGCGTTGCAGACATCGCTTGAATCTGTTCCTGTAATGCCTTGATTTCACTGTCTTTTTGTGTCAGAAGAGATTCCTGCTCCTTGATTTTTTTGGTGTCTACAACGATTTTTTCGGTCGGAATCAGAGCAGGGTCAAAATGGCGTTCCTGATACGTTTCGCCATAGCAATAATCGATCCATTCAATAAACTCAAAGAGATTTTCCAACGAAAGCAAAGCATCCGCCCTGCTGACAGCTTTTTCCGTATGAACCGAGAGATTCCCCAACTTGATGATATTCGGGAGTTTTGCCCACGTCCAGCGGTCAACCGCATAGCGAAACGTTTCTTCGTGAATCAGCGATTGCAGATTATCCCGATACGGCATTACAATGGAATTATCGGCAGAATAAACCCATTTCACAGCAAGTTCCAGTGCCTTTCGGCAGCCAACCGCACACATCGCAGGAGAGGAAGAAAACACTTTTTCTGCTTCGATTGTGGCTTTGGAAAATAATTGATAGTCTGGTATTTTGCTTAAAAATTCAAAGTTTGTCATAAAATTTCACTCTCCTTATTTTCTTTCAAAGTGATAAATCTTGATTTGTCGACTTGTTGGACGAAGTCGGCGAATTGGGTTTGGAGGTCGAGGGGTGGTAACATAATACTTAATTTTTTAGTCATTGCAATAGACAAATATGCTACCGTTGAGCCCGCTTGCATTTCCTCTATTTGTTTTTTTATTCCATGCATAGAAAATAAATAAGATATATAAACGGGAATAATTTTTTCACTATAACTTGAAAGCCAAGTAATCATTCCATCTTGAAAATAAAATCTATCAGTATCTTTAACAATATAACATCTTCCAAGTGTGCCTCGTGCAGTAACCAATATATCGTCTTTTTGTGGAACAAGCCCATTATTTAATAAATCACTATACTTTTCTTCTGAAATGAACAAGTCGCAAGTTTCAGTATTATAATCCATTCGATTGACTAAATCTGATATTCTCAAAAATGGAACGCCTTCATTAGTTAGTTCACTTTGATATACCCTTTTACTTGAACTTACTGTACAAAGCTCTGCCATTTTGAAAGTATCCCAGTTGTAATTATTGAATTCAGGATCCCCAAACATCTCGACAAATCGGGCTTTTACAAGCAAGTCAAGCTTTTCAAGCTGGGTGCGGCGATGGGTTATTATTGATTGGAGTTTGTCGAGGGTGGCAGCGATTTCTTGTTGTTTATTAAGTGGTGGAAATGGAACAAGCACATTATCAAAATCTTTTTTGGTAATATGCTTCATTGTTGCACCATGTGTCCTCTTTTCCATTTCTTTAAGATTATATTTTACTGCAAATACAAAATATTTTTTATTTACATCTAATTTATCAAATACAGCTTTGAAAATATGTTGATTTAATAATGCTTTTCCTCTATTCCATTCATACACGCCAAGGCTTGCAGACCAAGAAATCAAAATATCTCCATTATTCAGTTCAATTTTTTTAGGGTATTCTCCATTATAGAATCCCAAGTCATAAGAATTTCCTGTTAAATCTTGTATTCTTATAATTGGAAGTCCCTTTGTTCCTCTGTCTTCTGGTTTAAAAGCATAACCATTCACATAAGTGGCAATATCTCCAAGCTTTTTATGTTCCATTACAACCCTACAAACACAAATTTGAGAAACCTCACCCCATAATTTTCTGATGAGAACTCTTCACATTGGCTTGATTCACCATTGCATATTGCATTGTAGTATCAATTTGTGAATGTCCGAGAATTTTTTGCACCTGTTCGATCGGCATTCCCTTATCAATTGCCCTTGTTGCCATTGTTCGACGGAACTTATGCGGATGAATTCGCTCCAGATCAATGCTTCTGCCAAGTTCCCGAATGCGAATTTCAACGCCGCTGATTTTCAAACGCTTATGCGGTGCATTTAATGTAACAAACAATGCCGCATTTGTATCCTGTCTGCTTTCAATATAGCTTTTCAGATGTACTTTTGCTTTTGCATCGAAATATACACGGCGTTCCTTGTCGCCTTTTCCATACACAACACACTCCCGACGTTCCAGATCAATATCCTCAATATTCAGATTGACAAGTTCCCCAACACGCATACCGGTTGAATACAGCAGATCGATCATTGCCAGATCACGGCATTCTGTGCAATGATCTCTAAGCCTTTCGATTCCCTCATCGGAAATCACCGTTTTCACTGCCTTTTTCGTCTTGATTTTGTGGATTCGCTTCATAGGACTTTTCAGAATGTAGTCCTCTTCTTCCAGCCACGAAAAGAAACTGGAAATATTTCTGCGAACATTGTCAACGGTCACATTGGAACAATTATTGATTTTCTGATAATCTGAAAGATATTCCCGCATATTCTCTGTGGTAACTTTCCTCACAGGAAATGGAATTGTTGCGATCATATGCGTGATCGTCTTGCTGTAATAGTCGATCGTTCTATCTGAACAGCCCTCGATTCTTTTCGCATCCAGAAACATTTTCAAATACTCGTTATTGTTGATCTCTGATTTTTCCGCCTCTTTTTCCGAAAAGACTTTCAAAATGACTTCTTGCAGCTTTTTCATCTGGCTAACATTCAAGTATTCAGCCATTTCATTCAGGATCGTCATGATTTTCTCTTCCATATTGGTATACCTCTTTCATTAGTAGTGTACCAACATCCCTGCGACCATTGTTCTATTTAATTATCTCATCGTATAACTTGTCCAAAGAATAGATTCTGTTTTCTTTTTCATCTGCTGTGCCATTTTCAAGCAGATAATATTGAGAATGGTTCTTATCAGATTTAATATTGAATATTCGACAAGCAGATGGAACAGCTTCAATGATGACTTCTTTAATTTCTATATTAATATATTCGCCCAATATTATTATAGCAATTTCATCTTGTTCAAAATCAAAGTAAACCTTTTCGCTTTCATCTGATTTTTGGGCTTTACCTATAATTCTATACTCTCTTTCATAGCTCCAATCATTGTTTTTATAATTATACTCATTTTCAATTGCAGCTTTTAGATCACAAGCCCACCATTGCTTTTTATCTATTATATCTGTATACTGCATCGGTGTAATTCCTTCAAATTTCTTATATGTAGAAAAACCAATGCATACTCCTCTACAATTATTGGCATAATGTGCCCATAATGGAGCAGAAAAACAGTTTTCTGACAGAGAAAGTATTCTACACTTTTTCTTTTCAGCTTCAAACAATCCTATGTCTTTTGATAGATAATCTACATTTCCGCCTTCAAATGGGTCATTAAGAAATTTTGCAGGTGACATAAACAGTCTGTGATTTTGCAGAATGTCGATTGTACGTGTTAAATCAATTGAAAAATCCACACTACGATATTTGAAAATCAGATGAGGTATCTTATTTTTCCAGTGATCATAAGACTCTGTCTCGCACCGCTTTTCGTTCTTATATTGTTCATACTCTTCAGCTTGACGCTGACTTTCCTCAATTTCATATTCAGTTGGTTCATATATTTCCATAATCATCACCCAAAATACTCCTGCATCAGCGAATCAAACAACATCTGAGCCTGCTCCAGATCGTTTTGAATTGCAACTCTTGATTTGTCGACCTGTTGAACGAACTTTTCAAATTCATATTGTTCTTCAATACTCGGAATAGCATATTCAAAATTACGGATTTTTTGCATATTGATCGATGCTTGAGCAACTTGAGATACAAAACTCATTATATAATCATGGCTATACATAAATAAATGAACAAGAAACACGGGACTAAGTTTTTTCTTATTAATAATTGAAATTTTAGCAACATTTGGAGCAAGATGATATTTATCATTTTCATCAACCATTGCGACATCACCAATTGTTCCAGCATAGGTCATCAGTATATCCCCTATATATAATCGAGAACGAGGTAATTTATGTGATGTTTCTCTATCAATATATTTAACATTATCAAGTATTAATTTTCCTTGCTTACAATTCAAGCCACGAAGCATAATTATTTCGCCAGAATCTTGATAGTTAATATACTCTGTAAATTCAAAACCAGCAAGTTTTGTTACGTCACATAATTCCCCAATTTTATGTCTTTTTTCTTTATCTCTACTTGTATCATTCGGATCTCCAAACATCTCCACAAATCGGGCTTTCACAAGCAAATCAAGCTTTTCAAGCTGCTGCTTGCGGTGGGTGATGATTTTTTCTATTTTAGATAATGTCGAAACAATTTTCTCTTGCTCAGATAAATCGCAAAGATTAAATTCTTCTCTTTTATAATCCTTAAAATAAATATGTGGAATTGTTGCACCAGTAAAATATTTTTCTAAGTGCATATAGCGAATAACATAGTATAGATATTTAGGAATCACTTTTTCATTTGGCAAAATGTACTGCATTGTTCCAATTACAGAAGTTTTCTCAGGCAACAACATTGTTCTACCTATTCCAGCACCGTCTTTTACAACTGCAATATACGGCTTTTCTTGGTGAAAAAAATCAACTTTTCCAATCAAACCAGATGCACCATATATTTCATATTCACCATTTTTGTCAATAACATCAGACTGTTTCAGATTAGATGAACCTTTTTCGCATACATCTCCGAGTCTAACTCGCATAAATCCAGCTACAAACACAAATTTATGTATCTGCTTTTCCTTTCCTTTTATTTTCACACATTCAGCATCTTTTTCAGTTCGCTGAGTTCTGTTTCGATCACTTTGTTCAGATCTTCAATTTCCACCATAATTTCACTGGTCGGCGGATATTCCACGGCAACATATTCCGTTTTCTTGTATTTATTGATCGAAAGGTCATAATCATTGTCCACAATTTCCTGTTTTGGCACAAAGAAACTCTGTTCAGTGCGTTCCCTGTTCGTTTCGCCGTCCAGATTGTGAAAACGTGCGATAATATCGGGAATGTCGTTTTCTGCGATCTCCGAACGCTTGTCGTCCAGACTGAAACCGTCCGCTTTCATATCGTAGAACCAGACGTTTTCCGTTCCGCCTGCTTCCGTCTTGACAAATACCAGAACCGCTGTCGAAACTCCCGCATATGGCTTGAATACACCACTCGGCATAGAAATAACTGCTTTTAGCTGGTGATTTTCGATCAGTTCCTTTCTGATAGACTTATGAGCCTTGCTTGAACCGAACAATACCCCGTCCGGAACGATGCAGGCACAGCGTCCGCCTTTCTGCATCAGACGCAGGAACAGAGCAAGGAACAACAGTTCCGTCTTTTTTGTATTGGTAACGGCTTTCAGATTGTCGTGGATACTTTCCGCATCGACTGTCCCCTTAAACGGCGGATTTGCAAGGCAGACCGTATATTTGTTGCTGACATTATTCTGCTTGGAAACGCTGTCTTTATAGTCAATATCCGGATTTGTGATTGAATGCAGCATCAGGTTCATGGCAGCAATGCGAAGCATGGTATAATCCGTGTCATAGCCGGAAAACGTCTTGTTTGCGAAGTTTTCCCACTGTTCGTCTGTCATCGTATTTTCGTAATGTCTGCGAATATATTCTGCTGAGGAAACCAGAAAGCCGGCTGTACCACAAGCCGGATCACAGATGATGTCGTCCGGTGTCGGTGCGACCAGTTCCACCATCATCTCACGGATATGTTTCGGCGTGCGGAACTGTCCGTTCTGACCGGCGGTGCTGAGTTTTCCCAGCATATACTCGTACAAATCGCCCTGCATATCCAGATCGGCGATGTCATGAATATATAAGTCGTCCAGACCGGTGATAATTTTCTGCAAGATCTGTGCGTTCGGAATCAGGAAAACAGCACTGTCCATATACTTGGAGAATGCAGTCTGGCTGTTTCCGCTTTCTGTATCCTCTTCAATTTCAATCAGTTCGCCGTTTTCGTCGAAGTCCGGCAGCTTGCCATATTTCATCTTCTTGACAGCCGGAAATACCCGCTGTGAGATGATCTCAAAAATCTCACGGGAATCCCTGTCCTTGAATTTGCTCCAACGCATAGATTGCCCCACTGCCGACTGTGGGAAAATCAGGTCAGCTTCGTCTGCTTCCATTCCCATGGAATGTGCAAATTCTTCTGTTTCAATTTCTTTTTCGTCCAAAGAACGAATGAACATCAGATAGGTCAGCTGTTCAATAACGGTCAGCGGATTGGTAATACCGCCTGCCCAGATATCCGTCCATATTTTATCGATTTTATTTTTTATAACTCCTGTAATCATGAAAATCCTCCAAATTATGTGGTATGTCTAAGTTACATTCTTTTTATATTATACCACATCAGATATTCAAAAGTTTAACATCTGAACACGTTTTTTATATGTTACCAATTTATTATATCACAATCCCACAAAATAATCAAGTGATTTGACAGGAATCTTTGTATAAACTCCAAAAACAGTACAAATCAAAACAAGCCGACATACTACCCAGTATATCGGCTCATTTTATCTATTCCAAAAATTTCTGTCATACTCCTGTGGATAAAGTTCATGGCCCTGTTCTATCAAAATATCGCATTTCAGAGCAACATAAGCTTCATTTGTGCCAAGTTCCCTGGCACATTGCTGAATCGTATAACCATAAGTATGAATAAGATCGAGCAGTTCTCCGTCATCAATACGCAGAGCAGCACCGAAGAGATTTGCTTCACGTTCCACCTTACAGGTCATATTGTAAAGCGAAAACTCAAGAAGTCCTTGCTTGCCTTTGGCAAGAGATTTGTGATAAATATAGTGTCCTAATTCGTGACACAGTGCATTATATGCATCTTCCTCACAAAGGTTTTCACTCAGAAAAATAAAGTGATTTCTTTTTATATATCTGTAACAAGCCGCCAGTTTTACCGATTCCAGGGGCATGATATTTATTCCGAGAGCATCTGCAATCACGAACGGGTCACGGCTGTTATATTTTTTTACAAGTTTTTCGGCATCTTTTGCTATCTGTAGCACAGTTGGCATATAAAACTGTAGCCTGCCACGCAAAACGCAAAAAACTGACACGCAAAACGAAAAAAACGCTCCTGAACACCACGTTCAAGAGCGTTTTTTACTACCTATAAACGGCGTTTCACCGCTGTTTTATCTGTTCAATTTCTCGTCAATACTGGCAACGTGCTGCAAGATCTGTTTGAGTGTGTCATTATTGTTAGTGTCTTTTTCCGTGTCCTCATTCGGCTTGTCTGTGGTAGTTGTTGCATTTTTTGAAAATCCATTCAGCCCAGCAGCCTTGATGATCGCCGGATAATCCTGATACGCATAGTCTAGATCCACCTCGCCGACAATGCCGGAAACGCTGCCTTTCCAGCTGTACTGCCACAGCCCATAATTCCCGGCATAGGACGATTTGCTCACATCCACATGAGACAGAAACACGTCATACCGGCTCTTTATATCGTCCCCGATACAGCTTTCCAGAGCCGACTTGAACGTATAAATTGCCGCATAATACCCGGCAGATTCCAACGCACTGCAAAACGCCTGACACAGGGCATCTGCATTTTGCAAACTTGCCTGTTCTTCGATGTCAAATGCGATTGGATACTCGAACTGCTTTCCAGCTAGAGCAGACAGGCACACAGCAGCCTCCTGCTCCGCTTCTGCGGCAGTTTTGGCGTAGCTGTACCAGTACGCACCGCAGGGGATTCCAAGCCGTTTGCACTCGCTGTAATTCCGTTCAAACTGCACATCGATCTGGCTGGATTCTTTCCCAAAACCAGCCCGTAAAATCGCAAAATCCACCTGCCCGGATGCCTTGACTTTTTCCCAGTTGATTACACCCTGATGCCTGGAAACATCAATCCCTTTTGCCACAATTCCAGACGGCTGCTGTGCTTTTGCAATGCCGAAATAGCTGTAGAAATTGTTTGTCACTGTGTTTGTGCCTTTGGTTTCATCACCATAATATCGGCTGCCGGTGCGTACATCCAGATGCACCGAAGTATAAGCACCGGTGATATTGGCAATGCCGCCGAAACCCAGATCCTGAGCCTTGCAGCACACCGTCTTTGCTGAGATTATGCTGCCTGACTTGTCATAGCACACCACGTCTGCCGCCGTACCTTTGGTGTGCTGTCCTGCTCCGTTTCCGCCAACTGCCTTGTCATGTGCTGCACAGCGGTAGCCGCTGCTGACGATGATCTTGCCGCAGTCCAACGCCGTATACAGCCGTTCCAGCATGGAAATCAGCTGTTCCGACACCTGAAACGTGTGCGGAGAACTGCATTTGCATCGGAATTCTCTGGCACAAAAATGAGGCGAAAGCTGCGGATTATCTTCATACGCATATTTTGCCATTTCATCAGCTCCTGAACTGTTTGAAAATCTGATTTGCTCCCGTTGCTGCCAGTCCGGACACAATGCCGACTGCTGCCGCAGACAGCACATCCTGCACCGGAAAATCCGGCATCCAGAACAACGCTGCAATTCCCAGAATGCCGCCGGAAATACCGCAGATGACCGGAATCCATTTGTTGTCCAGAGAAGTGACCTTCACGATCTCCGCCGCCAGATAGCAGATGATCGTGATTGCTGCTACTGCTGTAATACCCAAAACTTCCATCATGTTTCCTCCGTTCCTGTTGTTGCTTCATAGTCGCCGGAAAGCAAAACCAGCATTTCCGGCGTGAGATTCCCAGAAGCAAAGATTTGATACTGTCCGTTTTCCAGCTGTGCCGCCTGAATCGCCGCATCCCCCCAGCTGCTCCGCCGGATCGCCTTGCCGCTTTTCAGCTGCTCAACTGCCTCGATCAGATTCATAAAATAACCTCCTTAAATTGCTGTAATCGACCGGATCAGCGGATGACTGTTGTTGCTCCGTCCGACCCATGCCAGATAGTATGTGCCTGTGGTGACACCTTCGCAGGGAGTCAGCGTGGTGATATAATCCGTGCTGTACAGCCACTGCAAGGACAGGTCAATATGGCTGCCCTCTGTCTGTGCCTTGCTGAGAATGTCCTCTGCTGTGCCGCTGTCCGACTGTACCAGCCGCATGATGCCGGTTTCCGTGCTGCTTGCCAGAAACCGCATGGCGATCTGTGTTGCCGCAGAGAGCGTCAGAGGCACAGTCGAACAGGTGTAACAGGAATAATCCCATCCAAAAATAGAGGTGGAATAGTTCAGGGCATACTCATTTTTGCTGCTGCAAAAGTCCGGATATACCGCCGTAAACGCAGAAAGACTGTACAAGGTGTTATTGTGGGAAAGAAAGATTCCGTCCCGGTGGTCTGCATCAAAAACCACTGTTTTTTCGGTCGAGCCAGAGGGCAGCAGGGAAACCTTGTGTACCAGCAGATTCAGCTTTTCGTCTGCCGTTGCGATAATGCCACGGGCAACCAGATGCCCTGCCAGCAGGTCACGCTGGTGGTTGATCTCTGCAATGTACTGTGCAATTGTCGCCATTTACGCCGTCACCTCCACAATGTCCGCCAGAGCAGTTGCAATGTCGCCCAGAGAATCCTCTAACGCCGTGATTCTCGCCGGAAACTTGCTACTCAGATTCTCATAGTCCGCCGGACTAATGCTGTTCAGCGTTTCTATGTTGTTGTGGTAGTGCTTGATGGAAACCAGCTGTGTCCACTCTGTTCCGCTGATCTTATTCAGTACGTCCAGATTGTCGTGGGTGTGTGCAGATTCCTCCAGATGCGTGATGGACAGCGTATGCTCCTGCAAGGTATACGTCAGGCTGTCGGACAGCTCCTGCACCTTTTCGTCCACATAAACCGTCTTTGCATACGGCGTGAGGTCTACCGCTGCCCCTTCTGTCAGCGTCACAGTCGTTGTACCGTTGACATCTGTGATGGTGATCGTCACCACGCTGCCGTCTTTCGCCACAGCAGCAATGGGGGAAAACCCGTCTTTCCCGTCTGCACCGGTGTCGCCTTTTTCACCGGGAATGCCCTGCTCTCCCGGATCCCCTTTTTCTCCACGTTCCCCCGGTTGTCCGGCATCTCCCTTTTCGCCTTTCAAAGATGCCAGCCACTCGGATTCAGAACCGCTGTAGCCATGCTCTGCTGCAAGGAGATAGGCGGATTTTCCGTCCGCACCGTCACGTCCGTCTACGCCGTCTGCACCGTCTTTTCCGGGTGCACCGGGTTCGCCTTTTTCGCCGGGATCGCCCTTTGCACCCGGCTCACCCTTTTCTCCGGTTTCTCCCTTTTCACCGGGAACGCCCTGCTCGCCCGGATCCCCTTTTTCTCCCGGTTCGCCTTTTTCACCGCGAGCCGGCAGACCGCTGTCTGTATACGCTCCGCTGTCGGCATCATACAGCCACCATGTGCCGTTGCGGATCTGCGGCAGCTGTACCGAAATCGTTCTGGTTTCCGTCAGGATCCGTTCCATTTCTTTCAGTGCTTCCTCGATAGCGTCCACACCGCCGCTGTATTCCTCCAGCACAGAGGCTTTCACCTGCATGGGCGTGACCGTGTATTTCAGAATGCGGTCGCTGTTGTCATAGCAGACGATCTCCAACGCCAGCATACCGGAAACCGCAGTAAACGCCGGAGACACGTTCCATGTCAGCCGGATCTCTGTTTCCATGACTTCCTGCGAAAGCGTTTCCAGTGCCAGATTTCCGGCACTGTTGACACCACGCATCACAAACAGACAGCCGGACAGATCGGTTTCCTGATAAAATCGCTCTACGGAAAAGACAAGCTTGTCCGCATACTTTTCTCCGGCAGTCAGCAGATGTGCCACATGGCTGGTGTCAATGAATTTCTTGTTTGCCTGCAATATCATGTCTTACCCTCCCAGTTTCTGAACTCGTTTTTCCAACGCTCTGCACCGGTTCCGTGCCTCTTTGCGGACTTTGTCGCCCTTGGAGGAACGGATGCAGTCCGCCATCACGCGGCTGTCCTCGCCGCCGCAGGAAAGCTTTGTACCGCCCCGAAACGTCCATTCGATGGCAGTGATAATGCTGTCGTAGCTTTTGGCAGTGGTTTCGTGAAAATCCCGATAAGAAAGCTTGATTTTTTGCCCCAGCTGGAACCGTTTTGTACTGTGTACGGTGCAGGAAAACGGACGCACTGCATACTGGTTTCCGGTGTTGGGAGAATACCTTGCGAGCCACATAGAATAGGGAATGGTATTCAGTCCATAGCCGCTGCTGAATACAAAATCCTTTGCGAAACCGTCCAGAAACGGATTGGATTCGATCAGAAACCGCTGAAAAGAACTGGTGCTGTAATCCGGTGAACTATGCCTTGTCCATGCCCATGCAGATTTATCGTCTTCCAACTCCACACGGGCATCTGTACGCAGCATATGGATCTCATAATCTGCCACCTCACAGGAATCATATTCCATTTCCGACATTCCAACACTGGCATTTCCGTGATAACCGTTCCCGAACTGTCCCAGTTCCAAAGCTCCGTCCTCCGGTCTGGCATAAATGAATCCAAATGCAAGTTCGGACAGATAACGGTAAAAATCCCGTGGACAGTCAGAATCACTGTTGCTGTTTTCTGCACTCAGATAGAACCTTGCCGGATATATGGTCTGCGACCACTTCCCGTCGATCTCTGCATAAATTCTGTCGTTGCAGTACCTGCCATAGGTTTCTCGTCTTGCCTTGTCATACGCTTTCCAGTGCAGCATCTCTTTTACGCCAGTCTGGGACTGGATAAAGGTATTGGTGCAGTCTGTCAGATATTGCAGCCAGCCGCCATATTCGGTTCCGTTTTCGTCCCACTGGTCGATTCCGATCCCGATGTTTTGCCACTTGTCTGCAAGCACCTTTCCGACA